GAACCAATTAGGTTTACTGATACCGGTAAGGGTTCCACAGATGAAGAAGCCTTGCAGGAACTAGCTATACCTGAATTGGAATTCCTTGTTAAGCGAAATAAGTATAAGAAAGCTCTTGATGTCCTGGAAGCCTTTGCTAGGGAACAGGTGGACGGGTATATTCACCCGTTCTTCAATCTACATTTAGTCCGCACTTTCCGCTCCTCTTCAGACAGCCCTAACTTTCAAAATATACCTAAACGTGATGCGGAAATGTATTCTATCTGTAGAAAGGCCCTGTTCCCTAGACCGGGGCATCAGCTTTTAGAGGTAGACTATGGACAGTTGGAAGTGCGGATTTCCTACTGCTACAACCGTGATCCAAAACTAGAATATGATATCATGCACGGGGATATGCACGCTGATATGGCCCGTGAGATATTCCTTCTGGATTCGTTGGATAAGTCTAGATCAGATCATAAAGTTCTACGACAGGCTGCAAAGAATGGATTCGTATTCCCGCAGTTTTATGGAGACTACTTTAAGAACTGTGCTACTAACATAGCTAATGGTTGGTGCAAACTTCCCAAAGGGAAATGGTCTAAAGGGATGGGAGTTACTTTCGAAGAAGGGAATATATCAGATCATCTTATATCCAAGGGTATTAAATCCTTTTCGGCTTTTGAAAATCATATTAAACGGATTGAGACGGACTTTTGGGAAAAGCGTTACCCGGATTATACCGCTTGGAAAGATCGTTGGTATGAGACTTATAAAAAGTACGGCTACATAGATATGTTTACCGGATTCCGATGCTGGGGTCCGATGAGTCGTAATGATAGTATTAACTACCCTGTTCAGGGGGCTGCTTTTCATTGTCTCCTTTGGTCGTTTATACAGCTAGACAAGTTACTCCTCAGCGAAGGATTACAAAGCCGTTTAATCGGTCAAATACATGACTCTATGATTTTGGATGTATTACCGGAGGAACTCGAATATCTCAAGGAGAAGATTCACAAGATTACTTGTGAGGACCTTCCTGCTACTTGGAAATGGATTATCATACCATTGGAAGTGGATATGGAAGTATATCCTGTAGACTCTCCGTGGATAGAGGAAAAGTAAATAAAAAATTATTTGTATAATATAGAAAAATAATTATGAGTTTAGCATTAAAATACCGCCCAGATGATCTAAACCTGATTAAAGGGAATAAAGACATTGTGGATACTTTGAAGGGTATGTTATCTAACCTAGAAACATGTCCTCATTCCTTTTTACTTCATGGTCAGACCGGATGTGGAAAGACTACCATTGCCCGCATCATAGCCAAGAGGCTTGGTTGTGAAGGAGAGGACCGGAGAGAGATTGATAGTGCCGATTTCAGAGGCATTGATACGATTCGGGACCTGCGAAAGAAGAGTCAGTATATGGCTACTTCATCTGCTAACCGGATTTGGATCATAGATGAGTGTCATAAACTTACTAACGATGCACAGAACGCTTTACTGAAGATATTGGAAGAACCCCCAAGTCATGTTTATTTTGTCTTATGCACGACTGAACCAAATAAGCTACTGGAGACTATAAAAGGGCGTTGTATCCAATTACAGGTAAAACCCTTGAACGATTCCCAAATGAAGGGAATGTTCAGAAAAATCCTAATGGCTGAAGGGATAGCCCTCGAAGATGAAATACAGGATCAGATCATTCAGGATAGTCTGGGATTACCTAGAAATGCAATTAACATTCTCGAACAGGTTATTAACGCCCCTGCAGAGCAGAGAATGGAAGTCGCTCGTCAGACTGCAGCTCAACAGGGGGAAGTTATAAACCTTTGTAGGGCTTTGATGGACAATAGCAATTGGAAGAAGGTGAAAACTATACTGGATTCCATACGAGATCAGGAACCTGAAAACATTCGTAGGATGGTTTTGGGTTATTGTCAGTCCACTCTACTTCGCAATGAACATGATCGGGCTGCAGCTATTATAGAAGCTTTCTGGGAGCCAACTTACAACATAGGATTCCCCGGAGTCGTATATGCTTGTTATTCAGTAGTAAAAGGATAAATATGACACGGATAGATTTACAACTTGAATATCGTTTCGATACCGGAGAATACCCTGAATCGGATGCTGACTATGCCGTTTGGCTTGAGGAACAACTACTATACATCCGCAATAGATTATCTATTGTTGACAATGATATACTAGTAGGAATGAAACGCTTTGATGCACGAATGGAAGATATAAAGCAAACAATAAAACTAACTACGAGAAGTAAGATATGAACTACGAAGAGGACATTAAAATTGACGAGACTGCTCTTGATGTAGAGTGGTTAGGACAACCAAAGCTGATGCTTCGATATGCTCAACACGCAGCGAAAATGCGAATGGAAACCGATATTGCCAAGGAAAAGCTTGACATTATGCGAGCTGAATTGGACAAGGAAGTACGTATGAACCCGGATTCCTTTGATATTGCAAAGATTACGGAGGCTACTGTTCTAGCAGCTATCATTTCAGATTCCCGTTATCAGAAAGCCAATAAGGCTTATCTTGAAGCCAAGTATGAATCTGATATAGCCCAGAGTGCTGTTCGGGCCTTTGATGCTCGTAAGGATGCTTTAGAGAACCTCGTCCGCTTACATGGACAGCAGTATTTTGCAGGACCTAAAATGCCCAGGGACCTTTCATTTGAAGTCCGGCAGGCAGAAAGCACCCGTTCAGCTAATTCCGCAATAAAAAGTAGAATGGCCCGTAAAACTAGGAGAGAAGATGACGACAATTGAGTGGATTGGAATAGGTATTATCTGTCTTGTGGTAATAGCTATAGTTGCAAGCTATATTCAGATACGAGTATGGACTTATTTCGGAGAGAAATTTCTGTTGAAAAGATCAAATAAACTTAAAAAAGAACACAATGAAGAAAACAAAAAGTAGATTTAGTGGAAAGGTCGGTAAGGATGTCGCCCGTCAGCAGCGAGAGGCTTCTTCATATGGATACCTTAACCTTCCCAAAGGAGTAAACGTATGGAGTGCCAAACCGGGCAGCCGCAACGTTCTATTTGACATCCTTCCTTATGAGGTTACGAGCAAAAAACACCCTGACCGCAATGAAGAGGAAGAAATAGCTGTTGAAGGTTCTCTGTGGTACAAATCTCCAATATGGACTCACCGTAAAGTTGGAGCTGGGAATGATACTGTTATATGCCCTCTTATGACAGCCAAGAAACCCTGTCCAATATGTGAATACCGGGTCAAGCTTCAGAAACAGGGAGCTGACAAGGAAGATATCAAAGCTCTCCGTCCTTCCAAGAGGAATCTGTATGTAGTAGTTCCACTCAATGACAGGGAAGAGGAAGCCGTTCCACATATCTTCGATATTGCAGATTATAACTTCCAGAAACTCCTCAATGAAGAGATTCAGACAGATGATAGCGTTCAGATATTCCCGGACCTTGAAGAAGGTTTGACCCTCAAAGTTCGCTTTGATTCTTCAACTGTTGGGGGTGGTAAGCCTTACGCAGAAGCAAGTCGTATAGACTTTGAAGAGAGGGAAGAAGCGTATGATGAGTCCATTCTGGAAGAAGTCCCAAAACTCGATGACGTTATAAATATTCTCCCCTATGATGAGCTTCAGGCGAAGTTCTTTGAGGTAGATACAGAAGAGGTTGGGGAAGATATTGAAGAAGAGGAAGAGGAAACCCCAAGGTCGAAGAGAGAAAAACGTCATACTGAAACACGTTCCAGTACTCCACGGAGGCGTAAGATTGAGGAAGAAGAGGAAGAGGAAGAGGAAGAGGAAACTGATGATGACGATGATGAAGAGGAAGAAGATACCAGACCTTCTGCTAGAAAAACATCTTCAAGAACAAAACCCCGTCCCTCAAAAAAGGAAGAGGAAGAGGATGAAGAAGAGCCTGATGATGATGAAGAGGAAGAAGAGGAAGAGGCTCCAAGATCGAGAATGTCCAGAAGTTCTAAACCTGCTCCTGGCAAAGATACCTCAAAGAAACCTACAGGGGGTAAAAACAAATGTCCTCACGGACATCGCTTTGGTATAGATGCCGAAGATTTTAAGGAATGTGAAACCTGCGGGATATGGAGCGACTGCTTGGACGAAAAGGAAAGAAGGTAATCAGTATCCTTCGAGAGGGTAAACATCCAGAAAGTAAACTTGTAGGGGCACTTTTCCCCCTACAGGTTTATAATTATGTAACTTTGTACACCCTAGCAAAAGGAACCAGTAGGACGAATGTTCTAAAAGAGCTGATTAACACTTGGATTGCAGACCGACTTAAAAATCATGGGGAAACCGAAAAAGTTCTAGTTCAGGAGATAACGCAAAGAATTTGGCAGAGATGGATAATTCAACGGGTTTCAGGTAGGAGAAGAATGACCTTTATCAAATTCGTTGAACTATTATCTCATGAACTTAAACGCAGTGGCCTTCCTGAAACCTATATCGAAAAGATTAAAACCGGAGTAAATCAATGTTATGCAAAGGATAAAGAAAGTAGAGAAGTCGCTGAGTAGTCAGATGAAGAAAAGGGTGTCTGCTAAAGCATCTCCTGTGGAAGAATATGATGGAGATTTTGATCATATAATTCATACGGGAAGTACCCTACTTGATTTGAATATATCAGGGGATAGAATCCACGGAGGGGGAATACCCAGTGGTATTTTGGTAGAGATATTTGGTCCAAGTGGAAGTGGTAAGACTGTCCTGCTTTCTGAAATAGCCGGGGCCATCCAACGTTTGGGAGGGGATATTAAATTCAGTGATCCTGAAGCCCGACTCAATCCTCAATTTGCAAAGTTATTCGGGTTGGAGTTACAGGAAGGTAGTTATTCTCAACCGGATACTGTAACGGAAGTTTTCAAAGCAGTACGGGAATGGAAGCCTAGTAATAAAGGGGATGTGCATGGAGTATTTGCGGATTCCCTCGCTGCACTTTCTACTGATATGGAAATGGAGGCGAAAGAAGGGGATAAGATGGGGATGCGAAGGGCAAAAGAGTTCAGTGAGGAACTCCGTAAGACCTGCCGTATTCTTAAGCAGAAAGGCTATCTGATGGTTTGCAGTAATCAGGTAAGAGAGAACTTGGATGCCGGGGCATATGGGCAAAAGTACAAAGCTCCCGGAGGGATGGCCATGGAATTCTATTCTAGCTTGAGACTCAGAACCTTCAATCCTGAAAAGATTTACGAAATACGGAAAGTGGCGGATAAGGAAGTCAAGCGAGTGATAGGCGTAAACGTTCAGATTGAAATATCGAAAAGTTCCATTAGCAAGCCCTATCGCACCGCTCCGGTAACTATCATATTTGATTATGGAATTGATGATATCCGGCAAAATCTTCGGTATATCAAGACCTATACCAAATCAACTACTTACAAGCTAGGTGGGGAGAATATCGGAAGAAGTATTGAAGAGGCTATCAAGTATGTGGAAGATAATGCATTGGAAGAACAATTAAAGGAAGAAGTGATCCATCTGTGGGAAAATATTGAGAGAAAATTCAAAAGTGATCGTAAACCTAAAAGATCATGAAACGAGTCAGTTCTGTAAAGCCAGTAATAAATGCCAAAATCCTGGCCCTTGATGTCGCTACGCACTGCGGATGGGCCGTAGACAGGTCTATATACGGCGTGTGGGATTTAACGCCTAAACGTGATGAAAGCATTGGAATGCGACTTATTCGTTTCCGGTATAAACTTAACGAGATTATTGCCAAGGAAGGTATTAATTTAGTAGTCTTTGAAAGGCCCGGAGGACGACATGTTGGAGCGGTAATAGTCCACTCTGAATTACAAGGTCAGGTAAAAGTCGTTTGTGAAGATCATCAAATTGAATATCGTGGGTACTCTTCACAGGAAATCAAGAAGTTCGCTACCGGGAAAGGTAATGCAAATAAACAAGCAATGATCACTGCTGCCATGCTAAAACTTGGTTACATGGGGACGAATGATAATGAAGCGGATGCTTTGTGGTTATTGGAACTTGCTAAAAACGATTTACAAAAGTACTAAATAAAATGGCAGAAAAGAAAATTACAAGAGAGGAATACGCAGAAGCCGTAGATAGGGTTAAAAAATATATTGAACAAGAGTCAACAGAAAAAGGAAAACCTTGTTGGATATGTGCTCATAAAATAATGACGTCCATTATAATAGTTTTTACAGACGAATTAAATGCAAAGGTATTATCTAATTCTGGAGATTATATAATGTATAAAGCGGTATTATATGATTAAATCAATTCACATACAAAACTTTCAAAGTCATGCAAACACAGAACTTGAGTTCTCTCCTGGAGTCAATGTCATTGTGGGAACATCCGATTCAGGTAAGACGGCAATCATCCGTGCTTTGCGTTGGGTGCGGTGGAACAGACCTTCTGGTGATGCCTTTCGATCCAAATGGGGAGGAGGGACCAGCGTGCTCGTGGAATGTGAAGAAGCGGAAGTTTCTCGGATTAAAGATAAGTCGGATAAATTTCTGCTCTTCCCAAAAGGGCAAAATGAAATGGAATTCAAAGCTTTTGGTACTAATGTACCGGAAGAAATTGTTGCACTTCTCAATCTCGACGAAATCAACCTTCAATCTCAACATGATGCGCCATTCCTCATCAGTGACACTCCCGGAGCAGTAGCAGCACATTTTAATAAGGTTGCGCACCTTGATAAAATTGATATTGCTACAAGTAAGATCAATGGATGGATCAGGGGTCTGAAAAGCGATATTGAACACACTGAAGCAGATATTAAATCAGAAAAGGAAAAGTTACAAGCATTCGATCACCTTGATAAGTTTGAAGCTGAACTCGAAGTATTAGAATCCATGTCATCCGATTTATCTGTTTTAAGGAATAAGCAAGAAGCATTACGAAAGGATACAATTAAATACCGAACATTAGCTGATAGCATAAGTAAGTATGAGGACTTTGTATTAGAAGAACCTTTGGTGGATGCTACTCTTGAACTTATTTCCAACCGGGATGAAGTAAGGAATCAATACAGTGCTCTGATAAAAGTAGTTAAAAAACTTACGGAAATTAAACAAGATGAGGATGCTATAAATCATTTGCTCGAAGCAGAGTCTTTGGTTGATGATTTAATTGATAAATTTGCTCAAGTAAAGGTCATACAATCAGATTACAGCAAATTAAAATCCTTGATCAAGCAGATCAATCAATGCCAATCTAATATCAGCACAACTGAAACAAATATTAAAGAATCAGAGGAGCGATTTCATAATGAAATAGGGGACATCTGCCCTCTATGTGATCAACCAATAAAGAAGAAATGAAAAGATATAAAGTCCTATTATTACAAGGGAGTACCTATCAAGTATTTGGATGGGATGAATCTTGCTATGCAAGTTACAATTGTACAGGAATTGCAAGAGGAGATTTTGATTATAATACTGTACTATTTCAAGGTACATTACCGGAATGTGAAGCATGGATACGTTTAACTGAAGAAGGATACTTATAAAAACAAAAACAATGTTACCAAAAATTCCAAAACGACTCGAAAGACGAACTGAGTTCTACAACAAGATCGCTCTAATAATTGGAGAGCATCCTCAAGCAGGAAAGACTGCTCAATGTAAAGGAGCTTTCCAATGGGCAAAACGTTGGTATATGGTCTTTGAAGATGTAAAAACAAAATTTCAGTTTGTGATAGATAGTCCGTCAAATGTAGCTTGGGCAGAAACGAAAGATGAAAATAAGGCACGTTAATTCAAATATCTATGAGGTCACAAATGACCATGGAGATATTGTTTGGTTCAGAGGTACTTGGAGAAAGTGCCAAGAGTATATGAAAAAACATAAAGATAAGTACAATGGAAGTGCGTAACGCTGTAATCACAAGTACTATGCTGGGCATAGAGGATCATGGAATCATGTCCTTTTATCTCTATTTAGATTATGGAGG